CCGTTGCGAGCCGTCCAGCAGCCGCAATTCGCAGCTCGTCAGGCTGTAGCCCGGTATCACGTGCGCGCGCGTGGGAAAGCCCACCAGCGCGAACGCGTCGGACAGGTCGTGCATGCGGAAGTCCGCGGGCGCGTCCTGCGCCCCGACAAACCACGAATCTATGCAGCGATCCGCGAAAATCACGAGACACGGATCGCCCTCGGCTACCGGCATGCTGCAAATGTACGGCCCGCCGCTTAGTGTAAAGAGCGGTACATCGTGAAGTTCCGGATATGGCTCGTGCGTTCCATCGGTGAGAAGCTGGTCGATCATCGGCTGTACCGAGACGCACGGCGGCTCCGCGCTGATCGCCGTGATCCGTCCCGGCATCGCTACGCGCAAGTCCAGCATGACCCCTTGCGCGCTGGCATCTAGCGCGCTGTCGAGCCCGCCCTGTTCGAAAGGGTTGTTTCCGTTGTTCATCGCGCACCCCTGCGCCGCACAAGATCGTCCACGCTATAAACGCGTGGCAACCGCTTTTCAATCCCGATATTGGTTATGAGTTCGTCGCCGTCTATCGTGTTGTCGTCGTCGTCGTCCGGTATGACTGCGGCGCCGTCCGCGCCGTGCGCCTTTTTCTTATGCACTTTCTGGAATGTCCCGCCGATACAGATAACGGTCGACAGCCAGTCACCCTGTAAGTAATCGCCCGTGTGCTGGACTGAAACGACCTTGTAGCCGCCGTTATAGTGCGGCTCGATCGACTCGACGCGCACCACGCCGCCCACCGTGATCGCCGGATTACAGAGACACTTGACCTCAAGCCCGTTGTCGGTCTGCTGCGGCATGCCAACCATGCCGGTTTCCTGCGAGATAAGCGGACCCTCACCCGCGAGCGCGGCATTGGCGGGCAACATCACGACCGCGCCGTCCTGAATGCACCAATCGGCATTGTTCGCGCGCGCGAGGTTCGAGAGCGCGTTACGTGAGTTCCCGCAATACACGCGCGGGCGCGCGCTGCCGGACGTCCGCGTTACGGCCATCGTGCCGCGCGTCGTATCGGGCATCGTGCCGGCCAGCGCGATCGCCGCCTCTGCGTCTGTCGTGCCCGCCGGCAATGTCATGTTCACGCGCGCACTGGTAAAGGACTTCGAACCGTCGCCGCATTCCAGGGCGAGAATGAAGTCCATGCCATCGCGCAACACGTTCCGCTTGACGATATCGCCCGCGTATATGAGTCGCGTCGCCTCATAGCCCACCGACAGCGCGACGGTTTTGTACTGGCCAGAAAGCACCGCGCCCCGGTGTTCTTTCGTGAGATTCCAGACGCTGATTTTTGCGGGGTTCGGATTTTTGTCGAGCGATTTGGTTACATCAAAAGCGATCCGCAGATTGTCGAACATGAAGCCGTCCGAGCGGTTGCCGATAACGAGCTGATAACGGCGTCCGAACTGTTTCATGCGACCTCCAGCGCGAGCTCTGCGCGGATTTCGTCGGGCGTGCCGATAAGCAGCAGGCAACGCGTGCCGAGTTCGTCGGCGCTAACCGGATCGAACCCTTCGGCCGACAGGTCCGCGAGCATGAACACCCACGCGCGGCCGTACCGTTCCCCGATCGGCGTCCCGACTTCAAGGGGCACGTACTGCGCGATATATTCATTGGTGTCCACGTCGAAAATATCCATGTACCAATGCGTACCCACGCTGTTCCAGACGATCGTTAGCTGTAGCACGTCATCCGCAAAGCGGATCGTCATCTGCTGGTTAGCCGTTGAGTCGGCCGGTATCAGGTTCATGAGCCACCTCGTACCGCGTCGACGAGCGCGCGCAACGCCGATTTTTTCGTGTCGCCGCTCGCTTCAGGCGTCTGGACGTTGCCCTTGTTTTTCGTCGACATTGACTGCGAGCCGGCGCGGCCGCTTTTGTTGCCCGAACCGGGAGCGCCGGCGACGGTGATCCCGTTTACGGTCTGCGTCTCGACAATGAAAATTTCCTGACCCGTAATCGAAATTTCCGCACTGCCATCGTAGTGCTGCAACAGGCTCACGGCCACCAGCAGCATGTTTTCGTAACGCTGGGAGCCCGTGATTATCTCGACCGTCTCGCCGCTTTTCTGGATCGCCCTCAGGTTGTCGAAAACCTGTTCCACGCGCTTCGTGCCGCTCGACATATCCAGCACATCGACCGGCGCGAAGTCGGGCAACCAGGGCGCCAGCGGCCGCGCGAGACCGACCCCGGCCACCATCGCGCCGGCATACGATGAGGCGGGGCTTAACAGGCGCGCGGCCTGGAAACTCGTTTCGTTCGTGAAGGTCTGCACGCGCGCCGGCATCGGGATAACGTTCAGAAAATCCGGACCCAGACGCGGGACGATGCCGTCGACGGGAGCCACATTCACGCCGGACGCGAGCCAATCAACCATCGTTCCCTGAACCATCAACTTCCGCCCTTCCAATATCGCGTGATCGGCTATCACGGCGCCCGATTCGATCGGGTTATCGGTTACGCGTAGCGTGCTGTCGTGCGACTCGCGGTTGGTCTGGTCGAGCCGAACCGTCCCGATCGAGCGGGAAATGACATAAAGGTCCACGGCGCTTCCCCTATTGCACAACCGTCGGTGCGGTCGTGGCCACCGTGCGGCGGGCCGTATCCGTGAGCGCGCGCGAGGCTTCGCGGCCGGCGGCGGCCGGGTCCGTGCTCTGGATATTGATGTCGACGTGCTGGGTCACGCTAGAACCGCCCCCAGCGCCCCCGCCGCCCGCGCGAGTGCTGGCCGATGGGGTAGGCGAAACGGGTGCCGCCAGCACGCCCGGCGTCTGCGCGGCGACGCTTGCCGAGCCTACGGCGTTCGCTGCGGCTTGCACGCCCTGAGCCGCGGTGCCGCCACCGAAGACCGTCCCTAAAAATGCGGCCGCGCGTCCGACTGTGTTCTCGATTAGCTTGCCGATCGAGCCGAAAACCTGATTTGCAAAATCGTTGATACGTTTAAACGCGCTGAGAAACGCGTCGACGAGACCCGATATGTCGCCCGTCGCTACGGCCAGCAGCAGCTTTATCGCATCGCCTATCAGACCGAACGCGAGCTGACCCGCCGCGCTGAGCGCTTCAAACGCGGCGACAAGCGTGTCTCCCAGCACGAGCGCGAGAAATTCGGCGGTCGGCTTGAACTCCTCGCCTATGCTCGCGAGCAACGCGCCGAATTGCGAAAGTATCGGCTGGACGTCTCCCCAGAAACTTTTTATGGCGTCCCATGCCAACTGAACGCCGGCGACGAACGGCCCCCAGAATTCCCCAAAAACGGCGTCGCCGCCCTTCAGGTACGTCATCAGGTCGTCAATGAGCAGCAGCAAGCCGGCGATCGCCGCAACGATCCACGTTACGGGACTGAGAAACATCGCGCGATTCCAGACAACCCACGCCGCCGCCAGTAGCAGGATGGCGTTCTTCCAACCGATTGTTCCCTTAACGAGTTCGTCGACGAACGATATGAAATTGCTGATTACCTGAATCACGTACCCGGCCACGCTGAACAGGCGCATTAGTCCATCCTGCACGAGCGAGCGATTGACCGAGAACCACGCCTTGAACCCGCCTATGAGCCGGTCCATTGTCGGTATCAGCGAGAGGCCGATCATCGTACGGAACTGGTTCAGTCCGAATCGAAGGTCCTTGAACCGATTGTTGATCGTGCTGGCCGCGTCTGCCTGTTCCTCGCTGTTGACGCCCCACTCGCGCGCCTGGTCGATGAGCTTGCCAAACTCGTCGCTGGTCATGGACAGCACCTGACGCATGGACGCATCAATACCCAGGCGCGACAGAAACGCGGTCTGCTGCTGCGCGTTCATGTGCTGCATCTTGCCCTGTATCTGCCCGATTACGTCGCCCATATCGCGCATCGAGCCATCGGCGTTTTTAACGCTGATTCCGAACTTCTGAAACATCTTGGCGCCGCGCCCTACCCCGTTCGCGGCTTCGCCCATCACGCGCGAGAGCCCTTGCACCGACGCGCGCGCCGCCTCAGTCGAGGAGCCCATCTGCGAGGCGGCGTAACCGAGTTCCTGAATGAAAGCGACAGAGGTCTCGGTGTTCTTCGCCATGTCGCCCAGGTCGTCGAGGTCGCCCACGGCCGACGCGAAGTACGCGCCGAGCGCGCCGATTGCGCCCGTTATCATGCCGACCACGGCCGTCGCGCTCGCGCCGATCGACAGAAGCTGTTCGCGGTACTTGGTCGCGCTCGCGGTGTCGCTCACCACGCCGAGCTTGACTAGATATTCGTCGATTAGCATGGCATCACTTCGCCCGGTTGGCTTCGTCCCACTCGTCGATCGCGTCGTGGAAGTCCATCAGGTCGTCGAGGGTGTAGACGGTGCGCAACTCGTGCATGGTGCAAAGGCCGCGCATGATCGGCTTGTAGTAGATCCAGTTCACGCCGCCGCTGGCGTCTGTTCCGTCTCGAACAGGGAGCGCAGCTTGGCCGGGACCATGAAAGCGGCGGCGCCCCCAGCGCGAAAAAAACGACCGAACTGGAACGCGAAACTTTTGGCAATCACGGGTATGTAATGCGAGGGATAGGCGTTCATGTGCGCTTCGTACCGGTCGGAGAACCGGTAAGCCTTTTCGTTCGCGCGCGAGACGTTCACGTGCGAGATAAGGTACTCGCGCATCTCGCGGAATTCACGGCTTCCAAGGTGGGATAGCAGCACGCCGATCGGCAGCTCTTTTATTTCCTTGTTGTTTTCGATCGAGACATTCATTTCGGCAAACATCGGCGCGAGCGATAGCGCCATTTCCAGCGCGGGCGCCGCGTTGGCCACGTTGATGATGTAGGTCACATCGTCCAGCACGAAACGCAATTCGTTTTTGTGATCCATGATTGCTCCCTTCCCTTCGTTGTCGCGTTACTCGAACAGACCGCGTTCGATACGCATGGTCATTTGCTCAAAGACAAAGGTCCAAGTCATCGGGTTATGGGTTGAACCGCGCGTATAGTGCGGCGGCGTCGTGAAGTAGCCATTGGAGCCAGTCACCACGTCCTCGTTTAGCAGGTCGCGTATCGAGAGCTCCAACGGAACAAACGCCTTGATGCTTGTCCGCTGCGAGCGTCGCAACACATCCAGATAGGCGTTGTCGCGCGAGTGCTGTTTGACCTGTAGCACCAGCGTTCCGGACTCGTCGGGGTTCTGGATGAACACCCCACGCCCGCCGGCGCCCACAGTGAGCGCCCCGTGATCGACCGAAAACGTCGCTACGATTACGTCGCCCCCGTCCGACCAATCCTGAATGCGATAGTCGTTAATGAGGACAGACACCTGTTTGGGATCAAAGACGGCCATGTGTGCCCCCTGTTTAGCGGTCGAAGTTGACAATCACGTCCGCGGAATGGATAGCGCCCGCGAGCTTGAGCGCCACCTGAATCGGCGGCGCACGGCGTTCCTGACGATCGGATGGGGCGAGCGTGTCGACGCTATCCGCATAGATATAAAAACCCTGGTCGAGCAAATCGCCCGTTTCCAGTGACCCGAACGGATCGCCGTTCCAGATGCCCGGTGCAAACGCGCCATTGCGTACGCCCTCGCGGGTCGCGGATTCGATCGCGCGTAGCAGGCGGTGCGTGCCGGGGTCGGTGAGCGGGACCTTGTTCGGAGACTGATAGAGCACGGCGAAAACGTTCTTCTGTACCGCGTCGCAATACCAATCGAGGATATGCACCTCGTCAAAGAATCGACCGGCGATAACCGTGCCTTCGGCCACCATCGGCACGGTGTCAAAGTAGGCGTAGTAATTCACGCCGAGCGCCTTGCATGCGGCCGCTTCGGTCTCGGTGACGGGTTGCGGGGTGATCGTCGGGAGCTGCTTGAACTTCATCGTGAGCGTGGTATTGCTGCCCGCGAAATTGACGGAC